ATATCACCTTAAAAAAGAATAAAAATAATCTTCATTTGGGAATTGGTTTTATTTTCTTCTATAAGAAACAAGATAACAAAGTTTACATATGGGAATACCAAATCAAAAAATCCCGAAAAATCCCGAACATCAATGAAAACACCATTAAATTAATATATGAAAATATTCTTGAGGAGGTAACATTGACTTCGGTGATTGAAACCCATTCCACATTTAGTAAAACAAAAAATGTCAAAATGTTTCCAGTATTTCAAATGGAATGTAATCAAGATTTACCTATGGAACAAACTTTAGTTCCAATAACAAAAAGAAAGGTTATGAGTTACATCTATCAAACAACAAATTTGGATAAAATAAAAAATTTTGACTCTTAATTGTTTTTTTATTATACTTTTAAAGTATGGGATTAAATCGAAGATTTATTAATTATCAAGAAACCTTAACCGCACTTAAGTCGGATACATTAAGTGAATATTATGGTAAGACAGAATTATTCCATTTCCAAGATGAATTAAGTGAATATGTTTATGATTTACATAGTAAAGGTAAATCGTCGAAACAAATTTTAAGATGGTTAAAATTAAAAAAAGTTTTACTTAAAATTGACTGGTGGTTTGATTATTATTTTGTGTGGTTTTTATATAATCCAAATAAGAGATATAGATATTTTGATTATATGAAAAAAAAGTGGAAATATAAATTTTAATATATGGTAGACGAAAAACTTACAAAATTATTGGCGGGTAAATTAAGACAACCAATTCACATTGATTATATATCAAGGTATATAATCCAAAAACCAATTGAAGAAACAATTGATATTATTAACCAATTAGTTACCCAAGAAATTATTGAAGAGTCAAAATATGCTAAAGATTATTATGTGACTAAACAAAGATAAAGACATGGAAAAATATAAATCGTATTCGTATAATTTAAACTTATTTGGAATTGATGTTTTTACAATAGTTTATGATAATATTGGTGGATGGGTTAGGATAGTTAATTATGGAGTTAGATGGACAAAAAAACCACTATTCTCAATAAGAAATGGATGTCGTAAAAGTCTAAAAATTAAAAATTTATATATAACTTTATTAGAAAAATAAAATGAAAACAAAATTAGAATACGTTTGGTTAGACGGATATAAACCGGAACCAAATTTAAGAAGCAAGGTTAGAGTTACCGATAAACCGATTAATCAACTATCTGACATACCTGAATGGGGATTTGATGGGTCATCAACAAAACAGGCCGAAGGATATTCATCCGATTGTTACCTTAAACCTGTTAGACTTTATTCAGGTGGACTTGGAAATACAATCTATGTTCTTTGTGAAGTAATGGACAGTAGAGGTAAAGTTCACGAAACAAATGACAGAGCAAAGTTGGGTAAAGAAGATTATGATTTTTGGGTTGGATTTGAACAAGAATATTTTATCCGTTCAGGTCACAACAAAAACATATTAGGGTTTGATAAAGGAATTATTGACCCTCAAGGACAATACTATTGTGGTATTGGTGGACAAATGGTTGGAAGAAGTTTGACTGAAGAACATTTGGATATGTGTTTGAAATATGGAATTGGTGTTGAAGGAACAAATGCTGAAGTCGCATTAGGACAATGGGAATACCAAATATTCACTAAAGGTAAAATAACTGCAGCCGACGACTTATGGATGTCCCGTTATTTCCTTTATAAAATTGCCGAGAAATACGGATATCAAATTGAACTTCATCCAAAACCAATTGTATTTGGTGATTGGAACGGTTCAGGTCTTCACACAAACTTCTCAAACAAACGAATGAGAGAAAAAGGAGGAGAAAAATATTTCAAATCAATCTTTAAATTATTTGAATCAAGGGCAAAAATTCATATTGAAAACTATGGTTCAGATAATCATTTGAGATTAACTGGTAAACACGAGACACAATCGATTGATAAATTCAGTTGGGGTGTATCAGATAGAGGTGCATCAATCAGAGTGCCAAAAGTTGTTGGAGAAACTTGGAAAGGTTATCTTGAAGACAGAAGACCTGGTTCAAATGCGAATCCATATAAAGTCCTTCAAATAATTTCTGAATCTTTAGATTTAGCAAAAGATTTGGACGATACATTGCATGTTATGTATGATGATATTGATACGACCAAACTATCTGAAAAGTTTGGGACATTATCAACAAATGATTTGTTGGATGAATATGCTAACGACGAGAATTACGAATTAACATTAGATATGATGGAACCAAAGACTAATGTTCCATCTGAAGAACTTAAATTTAATTTAAATGGAAAATAATAAAGAAATGGTTAACCATCCCGAGCATTACGGAGGGTCAGAGAATGTTTACGAAGCAATAAAAGTGATAGAGAATTGGGACTTAGACTTCCACCTCGGGAATACCGTGAAGTATATCTCAAGGGCGGGAAAGAAAGGTGTTAATAAGGAATTAGAAGACCTCAAAAAGGCTAAATTCTATTTGGATAGAAAAATTAAAAATTTGGAAAATAATATAAGTGAATAATAGAATGAGTTTAATAGAAAAGATTGAAGATGTCACGGGACAAATTATAACCGGGAATTGTGTTGAGGTAATGAAGACATTACCTGAAGGTAGTGTGGACTTAATTGTTTGTAGTCCACCTTACAATGCCAACATCAAATATGATGTATATGACGATGGTTTGTCTATGGATGACTATTGGAAATTCACCATTGATTGGTTATCTGAGTCATTCAGGGTTCTTAAAGATGATGGAAGAATTGCGGTCAATGTTCCAATCGAAATGAATGTTCAAGAAAGAGGTGGTAGAATCCTATTTAACTCCGAGTTTTGGATGAGAATGAAAGAAGTTGGGTTCCAATTCTTCGGGATGGTGGATTTAACTGAGGATAGTCCTCATAGAGTTAGACAGACGGCTTGGGGTTGTTACGATAATGAGACTAAAGTTATGACAAATAATGGTCTTAAGTATTTTAGAGATGTTGACGTTAAAAAAGATTTATTTATGACATTAAACCCTGACACTAAAGAAGTTGAGTATCAAAAGGCGTTTGATTATATTGAGAAACCTTTTAAAGGTAAATTGGTTAACATTAAAACTCGTTCCGTTAATCTTACAATAACTGAAAATCACAATATGGTTAAAATAGATAATTCTAAAATCGAAATTATACCATATAATGAAATAACTCAAGACGTTTTTACAATTCCAAGAACACATAATGGGTTAAAAAACGATGTCGAGATTGAAAATATTGTAATACCTCCTGTAGAATACGGGTTAAGAACTAAAAAAATATACAGAAACGAAAATTCTATTATAATTAATGCGGATGATTGGATGAGGTTTTTAGGTATTTTTTTAACAGATGGTTCTTTAACTTATGATGTTAAAAGAGGAATTTATAAAATTTCTATTTATCAAACAAAGACAAAGTATTTAAACGAAATTGAAGAGTTATTAGAAAGACTACCGTTTAATTTTGAATACAAAAAACAAAAAAATGAATATTTCTGCTGTTCAAAACAATTAGCATCATTTTTACTTGAAACTAAAAGTAAAAATATGAGAACAATTCCTGATTATGTGTTTAATATGTCTAAAAGACAGAAAGAAATTTTATTATTATGGTTGTTTTACGGAGACGGGTCGTTCACTAAAAATAATGAGTTATGGAAAATAACGGTATGTAGTGAAAATATGAAAAATCAAATTGTTAGATTATTATTCGAGTCAGGTAAAATTTGTTCTTTATATGAATTTCACGCTAAGGATAGGGTTTGGAATGGAAAGTTAATGAAATCTAACTACCCAATGACTACGATACAAGTAATTAATAAAGAACAGACTTATATAAAGAAGAAAAATGTAAATATGGTTGATTATGACGATAAGGTTTATTGTGTCTCAGTCCCAAATAAAACACTATTAGTTGAAAAGTCCGGACAATTAGTATGGTGTGGTAATTCTTGGATGAGTAATAGTGCACCGTACATATACAACCCGAAAGAATGTGTAATATTGGCATATAAGAAATCGCCTAAAAAATTAAATAAAGGTGAATCTCAATGGAAAGGAGTTCCAACTGAAGTTAAAGACGAGGATGGTAATATTAAGAAAAAGATGATTTATCAAGATGAGGATAAAAAAGAATTCATGAATTTGGTTTTTGGTAGATGGGAATATTTCGCCGATACCAATTCATTGACGAAAGCCACATTCAGTTTGGATATTCCATCGAAAGCAATTAAAATCTTAACTTATAAGGATGACATTGTTCTTG